CGGCCAGGCAAACGTAACAGACTTCTTTCTGGACGTTTGAGCTCCACTTTTTCGCGATCCATTCTCCCATCTCAATGCGATACTTTTTGGATTTCTCGCATTTGACCAGATCTTCCATGGCCATTTCTATAAGTCTTGACGGCTTGCAGGTCAGGAACTCCTGTTGTGCTTTGTTGAAATCAGATAACGGCTTCTTCTTGGTCATTTCACATACCTATTTTCATGATTGCAACGTTCGATCCAGGCTTCGCAGGCTCCCTTGTTAGGGAAATGTCCTTTGGACAGCTGACCACGCCACATGCCGCGCCATTCTCCTCTGGCCATGAAGATCGCTTCTGTGCGATTGCGTTGACTGTTGGGAATGATGGGATTAGGCGTCAACTTACGCTTCGGTTGTTTCATCAGGTCGCTTTCCAAAAGCAATGACGTAATCCAAGCGCTCAAGCACTTGAGCCTTGGTAATACGATCAGGGTGGGGATAGGCATTGGGGGAAGTCAACCAGAGGGTTGTTCCGATATCCAGTTTGAAGAAGGATGCGAACGCCTCGTAAGCTTCATAGCAAGCTTCATATATGTCGTGATAGACCGGTACGCCTGTCCAATCGAGTTTGAACCCCAACGCATTAAAAGGCTTATAGACCGCTGCCCACCCGGCAAGACAACCAGCGGTTAGACAGCTGTACTCTTCGTTCTTGCCATCTCTATTACGTCCTTCTGACCATTCCCCCATATTGATCTTTTCTTCTGGAGCACTAGCAAAAAATTTGCGCAGGTCTTCAAGCAACGCGATTTCAGCCATTTGATTTCCCTTCAAATAAAAAGCCCAGGGTAAGGATACCCTGGGCATGGTCGCCAGTAAATGGGGAAAATAATGCAGCCTTTTAAGCGTCTTCGTCTTCCAACTGCTTAAAGAAGGCATCATCGATCTCGTCTTCGCTGTCGTCAGAAACACTTGGCGTAGAACGAGGAGAAGCTTCCTTGAACGGAGAGGCTTCTGCTTCATCGTCAGAAACATCAATCTGGACTCTTCCAGCGTTTCCAACTACGGCGTTCAACTTAGCCTGAAGGCTTTCGTAGGTGCCGAATTGGTCAGCGGCCAGGAATGGCGCCAGCGGATAGATCTGGTTGTAGATAGCTTCCTGTGCTTCATCGTCAGGAGAACCATCCTTCTTCGCAACGATCGGACCAGGGGTCATCCATTCTGACTTGTCGTAGTTACGATAGCCATCCTGTTTGACGATCTTGATCTTCAGTGCTGCGCCTTCATCCATGTCAAACGGATTGACACGTTCTTCACCTTCGAACGTTGGGTTCATCTTTTCGCTGATCATACCACGGATCTTCTTACCGTATCTGAACAGGAAGACCTTACCTTCATTCTCAGGATGCGCCGGGTCCTTCACAACATAGATGTTGGAAATATGCTGTTCCTTGCGCTTCTGCTTGCTCACAATGTCCTTGATGTTCTTAGGCACTTCTGCCCAAGCAAGACCACCACAGAGACGGTCATTGAGATCCTTCACAGGATCCGGCTTGCCAATGGTGGACAAGTCGTTTTCAATGTACCACTTACCAGTCGGTCCTTGGAAGGAACGCTTGTAGAGCTTAATTGTTGGGGAATCTTCGCCATCAAAGGCTGGGAGGAAGCGGATAACCGCCAAGCCGTTACCGGCTTTGTCAACATCAGGATACCAAAATCTAGTATCTTCTTCAAATCCACCAGTTGACGAGAATTGCTTTGCGATCTTTTCAAATGCTGCTAGTTTATTGTTCTTATGATCTCTATATGACATTAATACCTATGTAACCTATTTTACCTATTTGAACTAATGGTATCCTTTCGGATCCATTGTTATTTATACACTTTTTCTGGGAACTTTTCATCTAGTAATGCGAGATATTTTGGTGATTTTTTGACGAAGGGAATATATCGAACAATCGGCAATCGCATTGTTTCCCAGATGACATTACCTTGCAGGTGCGCATCCCAGGTTGGCACCAATCGAAGATACCAGAGAATCAAGCAAAATGATTCTCGTTGGATTTCGTTCGATAGGAAACGATGAAATAAAGGAGGGAGTTGCCCTGACTGTAGGGCGGAAGCTTGTTCTCTAAATTCTTTGTCAGAGTCATCCAGCTTGTTTAAATCTTGCCGGAGATTATACGCCATGGCTTGTTGATAGGTCTGCCAGCGTATAAAATTCTGTTGACATTCGCGATTGTCAACCAGATCCATGACAGCGTAAGGATTTATGCAGACGTTAGAAAGAATGAAGCTGGGCAAAGACTTCTGTTGCGCCAGCTTCGAAAAGAAATACCGATCGTTTCGTTTTTCAAAAGCTGCCCGGGAACCAAGCAGCTTTTTGTTATATTTGAAATAATCGTAGGTGGGTTTATAAAAATGGGTCTTGAGAGTTAGGTAGTATCGATAAGCTGTAAAAGCATCCATCAGATAGGCAATTGGCTGGTTTTCTTCAAGTAGTTTAGCGCTTCGGCTTCTGTTTGAATCTTTGAAACCAGGTTCAGATCTTTGGTGATCAGAGCACCAATGGTTTCAATTTCAATGTCATAAACGGTGCAGAAGTGAATCACCGCATCGATGTAGTCAGAGTCATTTTCTTCAACAAAATCTTCAATATACTGATGGAACTTAAACTTATCGATCATTACGCCACCTTGCCTTCTTGGAAGCCTTCGTACTTAAACATGGCGACCATCAAGGCTTCTTGTTGGGCTTCGGTCAGCGCTTTTAATCTATCAGACCAATTCAACTTTGCTGTTCTGAGAATGNAGTTCAAATATTCCTTGGTGTTATTTTCTGANGGTGGNGCATACTTATTCAACATGTCTTCAATATTCAAATTGTAGTAACTGCTATTGGGGTTGAAGAGAAGGTCCTGGTAGGCAGCTTTACCGGAAGCATAATCCGGGAATACGGCGAACCCTTTATAATCCTTCCCAAAGGCTCCATGAGACGCAGCAAGCGGACCATAGACGAGGTTGCCAGGATTGTTATTACGCCACGAGATTGTGCCGTCATAACGTGTCTTTTGACCAGCTGGAGTCTTGATGGTTAGAAACCCAGGACCACTATCAAGAATAGTATAACTCGGCTTCGGTGCCGGCACAACAGGTGGTTCGGTATTTTTTGGTGTTACCTTTACGACTGCAGGAGCCGTGGATTCCTCCAGAGCTCCTTTAATTTCTTCAGGTGTCAACCCTCTTGTCTTCGGGATGATTTCATCCATCATTAGTTAGAATCCTTTTCTAAAGATGCTTCATCAGGAAATGTTTTGACACTACCTTCTGTGAATTGTTCATATTTGATAATGGCATTGAGAAACTCAACGCGGTCATCAACCGTCATGGTGCTNAGAANGGTGTCCTTNTTGTATTTTCCAAATTTCAGAACNTANTTGGCGTAGGCATGCTGATCGTAACCTTCTCCTGAAGGAGCAAGCTTTCTAATCGCTGCNGTCACCGTCANGGACTTAAAATCTGAGTATTCACCAAACATCAAATCNGACAANGCGTTGAGNCCATCATCNTAAGATGGAAAAACAGCAAGAGGACCATCTGANCCNATGGCATTNTGAGCCTTGGCGAAAGCNCCGTANGCAATCTTNCCTGGNTTGTTATAACGCCAACCTGCTGAACCNTCCTTACGCTTTTCAAACNTACCATCGGCNAGCTTGATAACCAGGACACCCTGTTCAACACGAAAGACACTCGGCTTAGCATTCTTAATGACAAGCTTGGCGTTCTGTTCCTTGAGCTCGGTGTTTTCCTTCTTAAGATTATTGACCGTTGCAGTCTGCTTTGCTGTCTGTTCAACAGCCGCCTGCTTGGCCTGATCAATCTTCGGTAGAACCGCACCGACGTTGAATGATGAGAACGCCACCAGACCGGCTGCAACCGCAGACTTGAAATGTGACCACCAAGTTTGTGCTCTTGTCGGAGCAGGAATCATCTTGGGATCTTCAACATGAACACCCTTCGGAATAGTGAACCAACCAAACACCGTGTGAATGGTGTTACTGATACCGGCTTCAACCTTGTCAAGTTTGTTGAAGATATACTCGCCAATGTTATTGGTCTTCACAGGCTCTACGGGCGGATTTTCCGGAGCTTTGCTGACAATCGTAACGGTTGGAGTTTCGTCGGTCATCGATGCCTCTCTAAAAATTGGTGAACGCAACTTCTGTTTCCAGGCGGCGTTCCCGCCCAGGATGATTAGGCAGCTAGTGCCATGTCTCCAAATGCTTCATTGTCGTTAGCATTTATTTTTTGTCTTCGCGTTAACCCAGCTTAGATCGGGTGCTGTCTTCATCTCTTTTAACGTCCGTCGATCCTAGTTCGGGCCCATCAGAAGCATACCAAGTTCATTCTTTAACGTCGCATGGCGCCATGCGTGAACACAACGAGTTATCGTAGTATGCTTTTGGTGGACCCGTCCGGTACTGCCCCGGAGTGCGGTCCGTATTATGACAAATGCGTCATACAGCAATTTATGGAGGCACTAGCCGGAATCGAACCGACATAAGAAGAGTTGCAGTCAACCGCATAAAACCATTCTGCCATAGTGCCAATTTCGTAGTATTTAGTTATTTCCTAACTTCTTCAGGATCTCATCACCAACTGAATCAGCCGCTTGTCCAACAGCTACAGCCGTAACCGGGTTGAGATGAGCAGCTGCCTGCTGTTGAATAATAGCCACCGCTGCCTTAATAGCACCAGCTTCAGCGTTGTGGATCGCCACAATGCCTTCTGATGCACCCACTGCCAGGAAGGCAGCTTCAGCGGCTTCAACCTTGTTATCCTTAGCCGTAGCTGCGGCTGTAACAGCGGCAAGCGCCGCATGCTGAATAACCTGAAGACCAACCTGCAAATCACCCTTGCCTAGTTCTAAGGCGGCATCCTTGACCTGAATCATTAAAGGTCCGAAGAACTCAATGATAGCAGCTTCTTCAGTCAAGAACCATGATTTAACCGTTTCGTAAATGTTGGATAGAAAAGTGTTGAAAGACAATTGAATACTCCTTCGTTATTTCAGAGTATTTAGTCTTTGAGGTATGCTGCCGCCCATTCAAGCAGACGGCGAGAGCCTACCCACTTACCATCCTTGTACATATCCCACAGCTGCACTTCGCCTTTCTCATCGTGTACTGGCCATATTTCAATCATGTGCAGTCCGCTGTTCCCCATCTGGTATATGCTCCAAACCATTTTGCTCCTCTGGGATGCCAAAGCAGGAAGCAATCACCAACATCGCTGTGGTGATCTGGGTTGGGGTAATACTCAATCATGTAATACTTCCGGAAAAAATGGAATGAGATCCAATAAATGTTATGAATACCATGTTTAGTATGCCCCCACAACAATGGCATTCTCCTTCTTCTCATATCTCAAAGCTCCCAGGCTTAAAGTTCTTCCAGTTGGTTTCACGATTACCAATAATCTGTGGCGGATATCCTCTTTGCTTTGAAAGGATGCGCGTGTGACCAATCATGTAGTCTGTATCATAATGCGTGTGGCCATGGATCC